GCGATGAAAGAGACGATGATATGCCCGAACTGCGGGACAGAAATTTATGTATGGTTTACCAAGATAAACGGCAAATGTCCGTATTGCGGAAAGAAGGTGAAAGATGAGAGTACATAGACACTGGTATCACTACGTGTATGGAATCTTGTGCTATTTTATGTGTCATAAATGGCGAAAGGCTTTAGGTACATACACATGCTGCGCTTTTTGCAGAAAACAGTACCCAAAAGATGTTCTTTAATCCCACCGAGAGAGGCCACTTCCTACCAACCTACCTTGGTCTCTCTCAACTTTCATTAATAAAAATTGAAGATATGTATCCAACAACAGAAGAAATTAAACAATTTATAACACTTCAACATCCATCTGAATATAGAATTAGTCAAGGCTTTGGTGAAAATAAATATAGAAAATTAGTTAATGGTAAATGGTTAGGCTATAAAGAATTGTTTGGAATTGATGGTCATAACGGAATTGACTATGCTTGTCCAATTGGATCTTGTGTTTATGCTCCTTGTAGATTAGAGATATCAAATTTTTATAAAGAAAACAAAAATGCTGGTTATGGAACTACAATTTGGGGAAGAAGTGAACCTTTTGAAATTAGAGGAATTATTTATAGATTAGAAATACCATTTGGTCATCTTTCTAAATTTAATAATATAAAATTGAGACAATGGTTTAATAGAGGAGATGTAATTGGTTTTTCTGGAAATACAGGTGCTTATACTTCCGGTCCACATCTTCATGCTGGTATGGTTAGATTATTACAAAAGACTTGGATAGGTGGTTGGAAAATTATTAACAAAAATAATGGTTATAATGGTTATTTTGATCCAACATTATTAATAAATAAAAAATTAAATTTGGTTAGATATGATGGTAAGTTAGTTTATAGTGAAGGAAAACAAGATGGTAAAAAACATTATTTTGTTAAAAATGGAGAATTACAATGGATACAAAATGAAATAGAATTTTTTATTGCTGGATTTAATTTTAAAGATGCTGTTCCTATTAATGCTAATTTAATTAATATATCTGAAAAAATAACTTATAAAATAGATTGGCTTGATACAAGAACATTACAAGCTAAAAAATTAGTTGGGTTTGCAGTCGAAAACCCAACAAAAGCTAAGAAATATTTTAATGAATTGTTTAATTAAAAATATGAAACAAATATTAAATATAGTAAAAAGTGTTTGGAAATGGTTACACGAAAGTTCAGCCGGAAGAACATTATATCGTGGAGTTAAGACCTTTGTTTACACTTTTTTAGCAGGATTAGCTATTTACTTAGTTCAAAAAACTGGCATAGATTGGCAAGTTTTAATTGGACAAGCTATATTAGCTGCATTAGGTTTTTCAGCTGATAAAGGTTTAAGAGAAGCTAAAAAGCAATAATTAATTAGATGCCATTTTGGCGCAATAGAATAAAAATGAGGTGATAACTATGGAGAAAACTAAACTTTATTTACCATTTCAAAAAGTAAATAAAACAAAAAAGATGGTGTTTGGTCTTGTTAGTACAGAAACATTAGACTCTCAAGGTGAAGTTGTTAAGAAGCAAGCTATTATAGATGCTTTTCCAGACTTTATGAAGTTTGGTAATATTCGTGAAATGCACCAACCTTCTGCAGTTGGCAAAGTTAAAGAGTTTGAACATAAAGAGGAAGGTACTTGGATTGGTGCTAAGATTGTTGATAAGGATGCTTGGGAGAAAGTTAAAGAAGGAGTTTATAATGGATTTTCAATTGGTGGTCAAGTTTTAGCTAAAAAAGGTCGAGTAATTACAGAACTTAAATTAGCTGAAATTAGTATTGTCGATAGGCCAGCAAATGGAGATGCTATATTTGAGCTTATTAAGTTTGATCAAATAGAAAAAGTAAAATCTGATAGTTATGATTTTGCATCAAAAGAAACTAAACAAATAGAAATAGGCAAGTCCATTGTAGGATTAATCCTAAATGGAAAAGTTGACTTGCCAGAAATAAATAATAATACCCGATCAGAAAAATTGGGTAAAGGAGAAGATAATTCTATGATTGAGAAAAAAAATAAAACCGAAAAAAAACCAGAAGATAAAGAATTAGAGACTGCTCCGGTTGAGGAAACCCCAGCAGAAGAATCAACTGAAACACCAGCTGAAACACCAGCTGAAACCCCTGCCGAGGAAACTCCAACTGAAACCCCAGCGGAAGAAACACCTGCCGAAGAAACACCAGCCGAGGAAACTCCGGCTGAAAAAGAAGAAGTAGAAACCCCAGCAGAAGAAACACCAGCTGAGGAAACTCCTGCAGAGGAAGAACCTGTAGAAGAAGAATCTGTAGAGGAAAAAACTGAAACAGAAGAAACAGACACCGAAACAGAAGAATCAGAAAAAGCTCATAAGGCTGTACAGACAGTCTTAACTAAAGCAAAAACTGATGTTAAAAAAGGTATTCCAGAAGTTGTTGCTTTAGCTTATGCGATTGATAACTTAGATTACTTAACTAGATCGTTTGAAGCTAATAAACGTAAAGGTTTTAAGCAGATGCAAAAAGCAGTTGTTATGCTTTTAGATGTTTTGAAAGGTGAAGCTAATATTGATGACAAAGTTGATAAGGTTGATTCTTCCGAAGTAAATTCTCTAAAGAAAACAGTAGAGAGTTTAGAGGGGAAAGTTGACAAATTACTTGCTCAACCAAATTTGAGCAAAGCGCCAAAATCAACATTAGTTAGAAAAGATGTTAGCGCACCTGATGCAGGCGTCGAAGGAGAAGTTAGTTCAAATGAAGATTTGAATAAACAGTACGACGACTTGATGGAAGAAATTAATGCTTTTAATAAAAAGCAACAAGATGCAATCGGTGATGCAATCAAAACAGAAAAGCTAAATACAGAAAGAGAAGCACTCTCAAAGAAGTTGAGTAAAATTCAAGCCAAAATGAGACAGGCTTAAACTAAGATTAAAAAATAAAGAAAACAAAAAAATGAAACTTGTGGACGCAGATCTACAAAAAGCTCTATCTAACCCACAGATTATGGCTCAGGTTGCTGACGTTGTCGCAAAGGCAGCAGTCACAAATGCTACGTATACCTTTTCACCGGATACACGAAGTATTTTCAATGCTGAGAACTTAGATCCAGTTATTAAGTTAATTACTCCTACCTCAACACCAGTACGAAATATTTTTCCTCGTGTTCCCGGCATGGGTCAGGCTGCAGCTTGGAAAAAGATGACTTCAGCTTTAGATCCTTCAGCAACTGGTACAGGTAGTTCAATTTTCTTCGCTGACGCTGGCAGTCCTAATGAAACCATACAGACTTATACTGTTTCTTCAGCTGCTTACAAACTTCTTGGCCGAAAGGTTGAGATGGGTTTGCAATCAGTTGCTTCCAGTCAAAATGAACTACCATTAGAAGAATCTCAGGTTAAGATTAAGACTTTGGAAGTTATGCTTGGTGAAGAGTGGGCGATTATGAATGGTAATAGCAGTTCTGATTCTAATGCCTTTGATGGATTAGCAACTCAGATTACAACTAACTCCGGTACAGCAAGTCTTTTGACTGCTTCTGGTGTTAATGTGTATGCTAAGACTATCTTTGATGCAGGTGGTGCAGCAAGTCACTTAATTCTAAATCCAAAACAGAATACTGCTATTGGTGATGAATTACAATCTAGTGGTTCAATCCAAAGAGTTATTGTTAGCGATCAAGGTGGTGCTATTGGTAATGTTAGGGTAACCGAGATTATGGATAGTTCTACTGGTGGACTTATTAAGTTAGTAGTTTCTCGTTATGCGGGCGCTTGGGCTTACTTGTTAAGTGTCAAGTCACCGGCTGGTGAGAATTGGATTGAAATGGACGACTTAATTCCTATGATTAAGTTAGATGTACCTAATACTGCATTTGCAATAACTCGATTTGTTACAGAAAGTACAGTACTCAAGGTCATAGCGGAACCATATCAGTACAAAATCGGTGGCTTAGCCACATCCTAGTTAGTAAAAGTTTTAGATAGACTTTTTACGATCTTAATATTATTAAGTAATTGATAATAGTTGTTGGACTTGGTATCCAAAATTCCTTGTCCAACAATTTTGGAAGCTATTATTAATAAAGTTTCATAATTATATGTCATATACAAACAGAAATAATTTGCAGAATTTCATGCAAATAACAATTAGTGGAACAGGATTAGAAGGTCATATTGATAATGTTTATATTCCAGCAGTTGAGAAGATGATTAATAATTATTGTTTCCAACCAAATGGATTTGAAGAAGTAACTATTACTAGAGAAAAAGTTCAAGGGCTTGTAAGTTCTGATGGTGAACTTTATCTTGTTGCAAAAAACAAACCTATCAATACACTTACAGAAGTGCAAATTGGAAAAGGAACTAGCTTTACTACGCTTAGTCTTACAGACAATGATAGCAATACAAGATACGATCTAACTCCAACTAGCCATATCATATTTCCTAATCAAGAAATTAGCTTGACTGGCACATTCACTATTTCTAACTTTTGGGATTTAAGATTCAAGCGCTTTTGGGCAAAGTTAAGCTATACTACTGGATTTGAAACACTACCAGCTGACTTAGTTCACGCTGCAACTTTATTGCTTGCTCATATTTATCGTAAAGGACAAGATGATATTGGAAATAAAAGTGGACTTAGAGCTTTGAGTCAAGGACAGATTCGTTATGATTATTTAGTTAGCACAAAAGACGCAGAAGACGAGTTAATAAAAGAAGCTAAGAGTTTGATTAATCATTATCGTAACATGGAGGCTTAAATGTTATTACCGCAAAAAGCTACAATATTAAAATTAGAACCTGATAATGATGATTCAGATCGTGAAGGATATGTTGTCCTTAAAGCTAATGTAAAAGTTAATGTACAACCAGCTAGTTTAGATTGGATGGAAATTGCTACTGGTCAAATTTCTAGAGGTTGGGAGATGTATACAACTCAAAGTGGTCTTTTTGAAAGAATGAAAGTAATAATTACGAGTCCAATAACTTTAAGTGGTAATACTTATTTTATACAAAGTTTGAAGAATTGGAATCAACCGCCAATACCTCACTGGAGAATACTGCTTAAAGAACCAAATGATTAATATGGGACAAGCAATCACAATAAAAATTGAAGGTTTAAAAGAATTAGAAAAAAGTTTTGATAAATCTCCACAAATGACAAAACGGGTTATGGGTAAAGCGATGGATTTATCTACTGAAAGAATAAAGAATACTGCTAAAACAAAAGCACCAGTTGACACCGGAGCATTAAGAGGAAGTATTAAAAATAAAGTTAATATTGGGATTAGAGATATTACTGGGGTTGTAGATGCGGGTAAAAAGTATGCACCTTATGTAGAATTTGGAACACTCCCACATTTTCCACCGCCTATGGCATTAAGGTCTTGGGCGAGAAAAAGAGGTATTAATGAATTTGCTTTAGCAAAAGCAATTTCTAGAAGAGGAACAAAAGCTCAACCTTTTATGCAACCAGCAATAACATCCAATAAATTAGTTGTAGGACAAATATTTGATAGCGCATTAGGAGCGTTAGTAGCACAATTAGCAAAATAATATATGGCAGATCAAAATTCTATTAAAAACGCCTTAGTGGCAAAAATAACAACGACAACAGTTAAAGCATTGAAAGAAGTTTTTAGTTATCAGCCTTCTAGTCCAGATGGTTATCCTTATGCTGTCATTGTTTATTTAGGTGATGAAGACGAGGTGATTCAAACCAACACGAATAAAAGAATTTATACTTTTAGTATTAGACTTTTTCAAGAAAGAATGGAAGATAATTTTGGAGCTGAAAAAGCAGAAAGAGTTATCGGAGAAGCTAGAGATGATGTTGTTGCACTTTTAGATGCTGATCAAAATTTAGGACAAAGTGATATTTTATATGTTGAAAGAACTATTAATGATTCTGGTTATACAGAATCAGGAACAGAAAGATTAATTGAAATTAATTTAAGATTCGTTACAACCGTAACGATAACATTATAAATATATGAATGAAGTATTAATCAAATATATTGGTGACACAGAAGTCACAAATATAACAACAGAAACTCGTTGGCAACCGATGGAAATTAAAAAGGTCGCCCCCGAAGTTGCTAGTGAGTTAATTAAAGATAATAAATTCCAAGTCGTAGAGGAAAAAGAAAAACCAAAACGACATGGAAGAAAAAGGAGTAAATAATTATGGCAGTATCAGGAAGAAAAGGGTGGATAGGTATAGCCAAGGAGGCAACTCCGGGCGTGCCTGTTAGCCCTTCAACTTATATTCCGTTTAATAGTAATACACTATTAGGCAAACACGAACCAGTAGGTGATGATGAAGCGTTTGGTGTAAGAGATGCTCAATACGGAAGTTCAGTTAAAGGTAAAAGATTTGGTGAAGGTGAAATTGGTATCTTAGCTGAATCAACTAATATTGGTTATCTTATTGGTGGTGCTTTTGGCACATTTGGTACACCTTCAGCTTTAGGAGATGGTGTTTATAGTCACGAGTTCACACGTAACAATAGTGACACACCTCAAACTTTCAGTGTTACATCTGATAGATCTACAGATAGAGAGCTTTATACTTATGCTGTTATTAATCAATTTTCATTGAATTTTGCCGATGCAGAAGCTCAAGCAACCGCAACAATAATGTCTAGGTTTCCAGTGACAACTGCTAGTGGAACTTTAACATTAGTTTCTGGTGTATTATTCACTTTCAGAAATGCACAAGTTCAATTAGGTGCTAATATTACAGCAGCAGAAAGCGCAGTTAAGACAGAAGTTGAAAGTTTGACATTCAACATTAACAACAATGCTGAAATGATTTATCGTAGTGCTGTTGTTGATGGTAGCAGAAGCGATCCGGGTGACGTAAGTCTTATAGCTATGGGTAAATTTGAGGTTAGCGGAGAACTCACAATGTTATTTGAGAACACCACACAAAGAGATAATTATAGCAATCTGTCTAAGCAAGCGTTAGTCTTAAATCTTATAACTGATAGAGATATTGGTGGTGGTGAAAATGATAAATTGTTAATCGAAATACCTAAAATGAGAATCCAAGAGCGTTCAATGGAAACAGGGATTGATAGTTTCTTTAGTGAAACACTTAGCTTTGTTGCTGAGTATGATTCAACATTAAGTAGAACGTCTAGGGCAATCTTAACTAATCGTAAAGTAAGTTACGCATAAAAATAGTATTGGGGTGGGGAGTTAACTATTTAGGTTAACCCCCACCCGCTAAGGAAAAATTTGGTAATTTTTTAAATAATTAAATAGAAAGGAATAAAATTATGAGTCAAATAATTAAAATTTCAAACGGAGAAGTTACAGTTAAAGATTTTTTCTCAAGAGGTTTAAAGAAAAAAGTTGATGATATTTTGTATGAAGGAATAAAAATGAATAGCAAGGGTGAATCTGATGGTTATACAATGCAATCATTAGAAAAATCTTATGATACAGTTGTTATAGGTATGATTGAAAAAGCTACAATTGATGGAAAAGAAGCTGTAGTAGTAGATGAAAAATTTATTGATAATTTAGCTCAAAATGATTTTGATAAAATTCATACAGAAATTAGAAAAATAACAGAAAAGGAAATCCCAAAAGTATAAGGGTGGATTTGTTCAAGTTTATTAATGAAATAAGCAAACGCCCACCAGAAGAATATATTGAATATTATTTATGTAAGGAATTACATTGCTTGCCAAGCGAATTAGATAAACAAGATGATTATAAATTAAATTTATTCTTATACATTCTAAGTCAAGAAAATGGCAGACTCAAAAACTCTACAAATAATCTTAAAACTTAAAGATGAATTAACTGCTAAGCTGAAAAAAAGTGAAAAGTCAATGAAAGAATTGGGAGATACCAGTAAGCAAACGTCTAGTAAGTTTAAAGGATTAAGTAAAATTACAAAGGAATTAGGAACTGCTTTTGTAGGAGTTTTTGCTGCTCAAAAATTAACACAATTTGTTAAAAGTTCAACTGACGCTTTTGTTCGATTTGAAAATGAAATGAGACGTGTTAATACAATTACTGGTCTTAGTGAAAAAGAATTTAAAGCAATGTCCAGAGAGGTTGAAAATTTGACTAAGATAGTTCCTTTTAGTGCTGAGGTTTTGAGTAAGGGTTTATTTGATGTTGCTTCTGCAGGAATAAGTGCGGGCAATCAAATAGCATTTTTAGGCCAAGCTGCTAAATTCGCTGCTGCCGGTGGAATGGATGATGTTACTGTTGCCGTTCAAGGTTTAACAGCTGTTATCAAAGGTTTTGAATTAGCTGAATCTGATGCTATTAGAGTTTCTGATTTATTTTTTCAAGCTAATAAAGATGGGCAAACTACTGTACAAGAAATGTCAGTAGCTATTCAACAAGTTACTACACAAGCTAAAACATATGGACTTAGAATAGAAGAAGTCTTTGCTGCGTTTTCAACATTAACTGGTGTTACTGGTAATGCTTCTAGAGTTGCAACTCAATTTAAAGGTGCTATGAATGCTTTAGGCGCTCCAACAAGTGAAGCGTCTGCAAGATTTAAAGAAATGGGAATTGAAGTTGGCAAGGCTGCAATTCAAAGTAAAGGTTTTCAGGTTGTTGCTAAGGAAGTTTTTGATGCTGTTAATGGTGACGCAGAAGCTCTAAGAAAATTAATTCCTGAAATTGAAGGTGCTCAATTTATTATGGCTATTGCCACTGGGCAAGCTGAAAATTGGAATAAAAAATTACAAAATTTAATTGAAACATCAGGTGAAACTGAAGTCGCTTTTAAAGAAATGATGAAAGGTCAACAAAGTCAACTTAAACTAGCATCACAACAATGGGAATTTTTTAAAAGAAGAGTTGGTAAAGTTACAAGTTTTTTAGCATTAAGATTTACTGAGATGGTAAATGCAATTATAGATGCTTTTGTTTTTATTAAAGACGGAATGAGACTTGTTATGGAAGCTATAATCACGATTGCAAGTATTGGAGCTAATAAGATAGCTGAGGTTTTTTTGAAGGGTATTAATTTTATAATTACCCAATTAAATAGATTGCCTAAAGTGAATATAGACTTAATAGACACAAGCAAATTTGAAGAAAATGTAAAGATTGGATCGGAAGTTTTAAAAGAAATTGGTGTAGAGGCAGTGCAAGTTGCCAAAAATTTTGGAAATGCTAGTGCAAAATCGGCTGAATTCGCTAAATTTCAAGAAGAACAAGCAAAATTAGCAGAAGATTTAACAAAGGCATTAAATGATACAGGCAAAGGATTAAATAGTGTTGGTAAAGAAGCTAAAGAAGCTGCTGTTAAAATATTAAAATTAAATAAAGAGCTTAATAAACTTCAAGTTGATAGAGTGAGAGGTAATAAAGAGCTTAATAAAGAATTAGCAGAGGCGTTTGTTGAACAAGAAGAAGAAGTTTTAAAACTTAAAGAAGAAGTTGAAGAAAAGAAAAAAGCTGTAACAGAAGCAATGAGTAGAGATTCAACTACTACCGATATAGCTGAAAGAAATAAAAGAGTTAATGCTGCTAGAAATGAATTAGCGGAAATTGAAGCAATACTAGCGCAAGAATTAGCTGCCTTTGAAGATGGAAAATTAATAGAAGTAGGATTTTCAAATGAAGTTGAAGAAATTAGAAGACGTAATGCTTTAACTGATTTTGAAAGAACTAGAGAAGATGTTAATAGAAAAAGAATAATTTTTACAGAAGAAATAAATCAAAAAATTAGAGATATTCAAGATGAAATAGATAAACAAAATGAAAAATTTAAAGAAGTAATTAAAATTGATCAAGAAATTTCAAAAAATGCAATAATTCAATCTAATGCTTCTAAGACTGTTGTGGTAGCTAACCAGAATGAAATTTTAGCAAACGCAAAAAGAATACAAAAAGAGATGCAAACTATAAATAATTCTGTTGGTTTTGGTGGAAATATTTTTGCTAATGCACCTTTGTTTACACCAGTGCCACCAACTGCTAATGCACCTTTGTTTACACCAGTGCCACCAACTGCTAATGGTGGAATTGTTAATAGCCCACAGGTTCGTTTAGTAAATGAAGCTGGACCGGAAGCAATTGTACCTTTGAAAAAAGCTGGTGGAATGTTAGGTGGTATAACAGTAAATATTAATAACCCTAGTGTTAGAGATGATAGAGATATTGACGACTTAGCTGAAAAAGTTGGTCAAGTTTTATTACAACAAGTCAATCAAAGACAACAAGCTAATTTTTAGTATGAATTATGAGTATTACGATAACTATATCAGGAACACAATATCAAACACAACTTGTAAGAAGCAGTTTAAGTTTTAAAAATAACATTAATTTAAAGACTGCAAGTTTTCAAATACAGCAAGTTAATGGAGAAAATGAACCAACACAAAGTCAAGAACTTATCATAACTACAAATAGTGGAACTAAACTTTTTGCAGGATATTTAACAGCTGTTAAGAAAATTACAGCAACAGTTAGTGGACGTTTTATTTATAATTGTCAGGCTGCCGGTTATACTGAAACGCTTTTAAAGGGCGAGTTAGTACAGGAAAGCATTAGTACACCAACATCAATGTCAGGGATTGTTGGATTCATTTTTAATAAGTATGATAGTTATGGAATTGATTATACGACTCATGTTCCCGCTGGACCGACTATTCAAAGTATTGTTTTCCCGTTTGTTCATCTTAGTGAAGCATTAAATAGAATTGGAAAAGAAACTGGTTATAGATGGTATCTTGATAACGATAGAAAATTACACATGACTTTGCAAGGAGATGAGAGTGCGCCTGTAACTTTTGAAGAAAGTCGTAATAATTTTAGAAATTTGACAATTACACCAGATGCAAGTCAACTTAGAAATAGGATTACTTTAAGGGGTGGTAAGTTTATTTCAAATAATTTTAGTCAAGAAATTGAAACTAACGGATTAGTTAGAGAATGGATTTTGAGAGAAAAGCCAAAGGATTTTATAAGTCTTGTTGAAAATGTACCTGCTAGCGGTATTTCTTATACTAGAGAAGTTGGTGTTGATCCTATTGATGAAGATACTGGAAATGAATATATGTTTAATTTTCAGGAAAAGTTTTTAAGATTAGCTGATGCAATGACTACTTCTAGTGGAACTATTTTGACAGTTACTTATAAATATGAAACGCCACTTTTAGTTAGGACAAGTGATAATGTTAGTATCAATTTGATGAAAACCTTAAAAGGTGGTAATGGAATATTTGATTTTTATATTTTTGATAAGAATTTAAAAAGTAAAACAGAAGCAAGAGATAGAGGCCAAGCAGAATTAGATGATTATTCTAATCCTCTTACAAAGGGAGAATTTAAAACTTCAACTTTATTAATTGGTACAGAAACAATTTTAAAGCCTGGTCAAACAGTTACTTTGAATGTTCCTACAATGGGTATTAGTAATATTGCTTATGAAATTCAAGAAGTTGCTTGGCAAAGTATTGATGATAATGAATTTGATATAAGAGTTAAATTTGGCGGTCGACTTAAAGGAATGCCAGAATTTTTAGCAAGAATTAATGTTGTTGGACAACCAATTGATGAAGCTGAGGTATTAGACACAATAAATAATGTTGATGAAAAATTAGGTATAACAGAAACAATAGAAAGAGATGCTAATACTCAAACAGTTAGTGAAGAAATGGGTATAGCAGAAACTATCGTACCAGCTTTAAAAGACAATTTTAAGTGGAGTCCAACTACTAGCGGATTTACTGGCAAGTGGAATTCTGCTGAATGGTTATAAATATTAACAAATAATATAAATATATGGGACAAGAAATTCATGGCCGTATAGGCTTTAAAACAAATATAAAGGCAATTGTTTATGACAGTTCTAAGTTAACTAAGCTAGATGATTTTTATAATAAAATTGTCCAGTGGTTTGGTAAAACTAAATTTGCAAAAAAAATAAAATTTAGATCAATTAACTATTTGAAACTCGGACCAGTCAAAAGAGTTTATGATGTTGGAAATTTAATTACTAGTACCGGCAGAAATGTTGTTGCTCGTTGGCTTGCTGGCGACAACACTTATGACGCTGACAATGGTGTTAATTATGGTTCAGTAGGAACAGGGACAACTACACCGGCAGATGCGGATACTCAATTAGAAACAGAAACTTTCAGAAAAGTTACATCTTCTTCTGCGGTTGGAACGGGTGCAAATATTGACAAGGCTCTTATAGACTTCTTTTATTCAAAAACTGATACTGACGGGACTTATACTGAATTTGGAACTTTTATAGACGCTAAAGATATTGTTGATGATGGTCAAATTTTTACACACGCTGCAGTTAATTGGGTTAAAAGTAGTACAGAAAGTTTAACAATTGCAGTTTCTTATAAGATGAGTGATCAAACTTAAATATGGAAAAAATAATACTTACAATTGAAGGAGATGATATTGTTCAACTTTATAGACGAATGGTACTTTTAGATTTACAAAATGATGATATGGAAATTACACAAGTTAGACATAATAATAAAACTTTTAAATTTGATAAAAATAATAAGCCTAAAGACTGGTTAAAAAAAGCAAAGCAAGGTCAATGGGCTAATAAGGAGAAATAATATATGGGTATTATAGCTGGAGATGATGTTAGAGCAGATAATTTTGTTGATGAATCGGCTGGAAATACAGATGCAGCAAAAGGAGTAAAGCTCAATTCAGGTGGAACTATTGATACAAGTATGTATAGTGTTAATGATTTTGGCGATGGTTCTGATGGCGATATTGATATAAATTCAGGTAGTTTTTCTTCTGGTCCTATTACTAGCAATGCTCTAACAAGAAATGCCTATTTTAACGACCTGACTTTATCGGGTGGGGATTTGGATACTGCTGGTTATTTGTTATATGTCAAAGGCATTTTACAAACTGATGTAGGTTATGAAATAGAACGCAAAGGTAATACCGGAGGCGCAGGTGATAGTAGTGTTGGTAATGGTGGCGGTCTTACCGGTATTGCGGCAGTAGCGTTAGCTGACGGATATCTAAAAGGATCAGTTGCAGGCTCGGCCGGAGGTCGGGGTGGCGATTATGACAATAATAATGCTGCAGTTGGAGTGGTTGGTGTTGTTTCTACTGCGTCGTTGGTTAGTAGTGGAGTAGCAGGTGGAATTGGCAATGCTGGTAGTGTTTATAGTGGTGGTGTTGGAGGCGTAGGCGGAGTGGCGACTGCTTCAACTTTAATTCCTCGTGATACAACTCGTGCAGGTTTAATGCTTGATTTTACTACACCCGGAACTCCTGTTAAATATCAAAGTGGAGGTGGATCAGGCGGTGGCGGTGGCGGTGGCGGTGGTAATAGTGGTAATGGTGGAGGCGGTTGCGGTGGAGGTTCTGGATCTCCTGGTGGAATTATGGTAATATTCGCTTATAAGATAATTAATAACGGAACAATTACTGTCGCAGGTGGTGTAGGTGGAGCTGGTGGTGATGGTTATGCTTCAGGCGGTGGAGGTGGAGGCGGAGCTGGCGGTAACGGCGGAGTACTAATTTTAGTTTACGGAACTCTTGTTAATGGCGGAACAATTTCTGTTACTGGTGGTGCTGGTGGAACACAAGGGTCTAGTGGAACTGGTGGCAGTGACGGAACTGTAGGTGCAGTTGGCTTAAAAATAGAAATTACATTATAAAATAAAAAAACACCCTCGGCTTTTAGCTAAGGGTGTTTTTTTATTAGATAGAGTTAGTATGGTATATTTTCTACATTAACTTCATCAACTGGTGGTTGAGTAATTTCAGCTTTAGGTTTTCGACCTTTCATTTCTTCAACAACTTCCATTGGATGTTGCATTACTTT